AATGACGGCTGGGAAGATGATGATAACATTCAAACCAAATTAACTACTCTAATATGCCATTCTATGACTGATATTGAAAATGATGAAAAGGAAACCGGTAAAATTATACGGGCTATTGGAAAAACAACTTATTTGAGTAATCAAATAAAAAACGAACTTACATTATTGAAGGAGTAGACTTACTTAAAAGTAAAGTTGTTTTGTTTACATATAAATCGGAACTGACTTAAAATAATAATAGCAGTAGTAATATAATAATGCTATTACTGCTATTTTTCTTTACTCTTGGGTTTGCTTATGACCAAACCATAACTAAACATTGTGTTGATATCGCACAATCATCTTATCTAGTTTCTTCTCCTAAACAATGGAACTGTATTACATGTGATCCAGATGTTAAATTGGAATATGTGATTGAAGAGAATGGTGTACGAGCACTTCAAGGTTATGATAGTTATACAAAATCTATATTCGTCGCATTTAGAGGCTCTTCTAATATCCAAAACTGGATCGACAATATTCAGTTCAGCAAAATCTCGCCATATAATGACAAATCTATTAGTGTTGAAAAGGGGTTTTACAAGGCTTACAATTATGTAAAGCCCGAATTAATCGATAATCTGCCTACTTTAGCAAAAAAATACAATACGAACAAAATGCTCATTACCGGGCATTCGTTGGGCGCAGCAATTGCCACTTTAATGGCATACGATATTATTACTATGTTTCCAAGCTACAAGGTTTCCTATTTAATTAATTTTGGCTCGCCTCGTGTAGGTAATCCGGCGTTTGTTGCCAGCTTTAACCAATACGCTAGTTCAATTATACATTATAGAATCACACACCATTATGATATTGTACCGCATATGCCAGAAGAAGTATTAGGATATTTACACATTTCGAATGAAGTTTGGTATAATGAAGAGAATACAAAATACAAGACTTGTAGTGACTCTAGTGGGCAAGAAGATAAAACATGCTCTGATTCGTGTTCTCCTACACATTGTACTAGCACTAGCGACCACTTGAACTATCTAAATGTAACAATGGGTGGTAGTTAATAAATAATTGCCTAGACAATGAATATATTTTTACCTAGATAATGAATATATTTTTCATCTAGATAATGAATATATTTTTACCTAGATGAAAATTTAAATAGAAATACGAAACCAGTTCCACATTACATCCGCCAAGAAGACTTTTATTACCATTATAAAATTTCCCATATACTATACATAGCTATAATACTTATTCAAAAGAAATTAAATATAAACATCGTATATATTTAATGGATACGAAAGAAGAATTGGTCAAGCATATTCGTGGTTGGATACAAATAGATAATGAAATAAACGCATTACAAAAAAAGGCAAAATTGTTGAGAGAAGAAAAGAAGACCTTAACAACCTCTTTAGTGGATGTAATGAAAACCAATGAAATAGACTGCTTCGATATTAATGATGGAAAATTGATATATTCAAAATCAAAACATAAAAAACCGATTAATAAGAAATCTTTACATGACGCCCTTCAGAAATATTTTAAGGATGATAGTGGACTTGCTACTGAATTAAGCGAACATATATTGAATAGCAGAGAAGAAACAGTAAAGGAATCGATTAAGCGTAAAAAAGAAAAATAATTTAAATATTGAATATTATAATTTATTATAGGATGTTTCGTTATAATAAATTGCTTAAATTGGTTGGTAGTTATAGTAGTGATAGTGATGGTCATAGTGATAGTGATGATAATGAAGAATCAAACACGGGTGCTCAATCGAATGAGTTAGTCATCGACAAACCAGTTATGTATGATATTCAGTATAAAAATGAAACGGCTATACGACAAGGCAATATTTTGGACACTATTGTCCAACATCCATTTATGGAGAAAATTTCAACAAATACATACGCCTCTTTAACTCTTGATTCTCCATGTAGAGAGAAAATACACCTAATTGTTTATAGAATAAATACATACAACACGAATAATGTAGTCGAATTTTATTTAAAATCTCATTTTCTCTCGACCGATATAGATATTGGGGATAATATAGCAACTGCTGTGAATAATACATTACAACATGTTGCCGGAACTAAACGATTGAGTGGATATGTAATGGTTGGCAATATTCGACATGTATTTGTTCAAGTAAGAAATAATCGCACCATATCCACCTTGGCATCGGCATCAGCACCGTCATCTAATTGGCTCACTATATGGGACATTATTGTTAATAAACATTATTTCGGAGAGAAAATAGATCAAAATGTCGTCGATTTTTTCACGGAAAATTGTGAAATAAGTAATTTAATACTCAATAGACGACTATGTATGAAGCCAATTGTATTATATAGCTACGCTGACAAGTCTCATATCGAATATATAAAGAAACATAACTCAATTCAATATTGCCAGAGAGAAAACGACATTCTAATTAAACTGAACCAGTATAAAAGTGGAGATAATATACGCACTATTTGTTTTATTGAGGACGCAGAATTTAGCGATACATATGGTGGCTTACGCGAACGCGATTTCATTATCATGAAATCTAATAAATATCATATCAGTGGAAATCAAGAACAAGAATCACATGATGGTCATCACAATGATGATGATAATAATATTAGATGGATTTTTAAAAACGAGAAAAATATTTTTTCACATATAAAATAATAGTACAATATATATAAAAATGAAAATGATGACTATTGCCTATATAATAATTTCTATTATCGTAGTAAATTATTTAGTATCTTTAATTATGAATTTTTTGGGTGTAGAAGTACAGTTTTACGGCGGATATTTGTTTTGGTTTTTTGCCCTTGTATTGTTTTGGGGCTTTTTGCCAGGACCTACGAATTATTTTGGTAACACGAGTTCTGCCGCATCTTCGTAATTATACATAATACCATTGGTTTAAACGCGATTTAGAGGGTCGTTTATATTATCATCCTTTTCAAACTCATTTAACAACTTCTTGACAATTTTATTGAGTACATCAGCACTCATTTTATCTTGTAAATTGTCAAGCATTTCACTTTCCAACGGTTTTCGGTTATGTTTTTCCTCGAATTTAGCTACCCAATCGTTCACTTCCTTCTCGTAATTTTCCATTATTTTATTCTTTTTGCGAGTTAATTCGATCATAGCCGCTTGATTTGCTAATTCAGATTTATCTATATCTGGAGTGATAAATACAATTTCTGCTGTACTAACCAACACATCGCATATTTCGGGGCGTTTAATATCTGGTTTACGAATAGAAGAGTCCTTGTCGGTATCGATCGATGGTTTCTTTGTTGGGAATGTACTATTAAACTGAGCTACTATCTTTTCGTTAATAGAAGGACTTGTTTCCATGAGTCGGTCAAATTCTTCTTTACATAACTTTAACATGTGACCTACATTCGTGCGTTCGTCACGTGACTTGGCAAGTTCCACTTTGATGTTACGATAGAATTTATCCCATGATATAGAACTTACACGATGCGCCTCGTTTAATTCGCCTATTTTTAAGAATTGAGCAATTGTTGTTAATATACCGGCGAAAATATTTACTGCTCCGATACCCATTTGAGCATACGGTCTGACATCCTCAGATATTCTGTCTTGCGCAAAGTTCGCTGTTCCAGTTAAAGTACTCATAATAATCACTGGAATAGTAAACCATGCGTTTGTTTTAGAATAAGCTTGATGCGAACGAGCATGTAGCCACCTATAACACATGGCTTTATCAGCCCACTCGATCAATATAAATTCATGTTCTGTTTTCCATTCTTGTTCTTTAAATGTCATAGAGTCATTCGTTATTCCATGCGTTTCAACCACTAATTTATCGTCATTATTCTCCATTATACAGTATAAAAATAAAATTATTTTTTTTGTTAATAATTCTATTTGAATTATTATCTAAATAAATAGTAAATGGACGATAAACTTTTAAAGGTTAAAGTCATATTTGATAATGTGAGAGGTATGCGCGAAGAGATTGGCACATTATTTGAAGGTTTAGATGGGCGTATTTCTAAATTAAGTGAGGTATATAATGAATTTATTCGAAGTACAAAAACGATAAAAACACCGGATATGAAAGCGTTCATATTTAGTTTAGATTCGTTTTATTTTCAAAATAGTTTACTTAAACGCGAGAATAACTATTTGAGAGAATATTATGCTAGTATTATCAATCGTATGTACGGTGAGTATTATAAATTATACAAATTAATCACTGATTATATAGAAAAGAGTCGAGTAGATGATAAATTAAATGATACTTTGAAAAACAAAAAATATCCGAAATATGATGATTTAGATGAGGAAAAACAGTATGATTTTAACTTGATTGTTCAATTGAATGAAGATATTATCAATATAATTACTTACTTGATCAATATATTGAGAAACAAGGAAGGTGCGTTGAAGGCATTTACTGCGAATCAGAACTATGGTTTAAATGTGAATAATTTTGTTTCTACATTTAATTATGAAGTTATTGTATTGAGTGAACAAATCAATTTATATGAAAAGTATCTTGATTTCTTTTATCATGTTCATGAGAAATTACTGAAACGCCTAATCACAAAAATTAGTTTGTTAGAGGCGCAATTAAATGCGGATATTACATTTGAAGGTGGATTAATTGGAAAGAGAAAAGATAATAAAACTTTGATGAATGATATGAATGTACAAGGTTTAAATACAAAGGCGGCTCGAGAGTTGCGTCGTTCTATTGTCGGTAAAAAAGATCTATCTGATTCGTCGTCTGAGGGTGATATGAGTCCAATAGACCATATACCGCCTCCAAATACTCCTACTATGGTTATAGCCGATAAGAAATCGTTGGCTCATCAAATGTTTAAATCGAATGACGATAATGAAGAAGCACGCTTGGCTGAAGAAGAGCGATTGGCTGAAGAAGAGCGATTGGCTGAAGAAGAGCGATTGGCCGAAGAAGAGCGATTGGCTGAAGAAGAGCGATTGGCTGAAGAAGAACGATTAGCTGAAGAAGCACGATTAGCCGAAGAAGAGCGATTAGCCGAAGAAGCACGATTAGCCGAAGAAGAGCGATTAGCCGAAGAAGCACGATTAGCCGAAGAAGAGCG